AAAGGAAAACACATTAAATGGCTATACTATTTATTTGTCATAGATGTAATACAAAGGTAGAATGCGAGACTAAAGCAGAGATGATATGTGATTGTGGTGCTTATATTAAAGACCATGATGATACACGTAATCATGTTAATATGCGTAATACTTGGTCTGGAACTACAAAAGTAGAATTTAACCATACAACAATGGATAAAGATATAGCTGAGAGGAATAGTCGATAATGGCTTGGGATTTTGCAGCAGAAATACATTCACTTGCTAATTATAATGCTGATGATGCTTCTACTACAGGAACGTCTGGAGAAGTTCTTTCCGCTCATGCCACTCAATGGTTAACTGATGGTGCAAAAGAAATAATACTTCAACTTTCACCTGATCTTTTACGATTATGTACAACAAATACTACATTTACATCTCAAGCTGCTGGTTCTGAAACTTCTGCTTCTCTTTTAAATACTGGTAAAATACTAAGTGTATTTGCAGGTTCTTATTCATGTAGAAAAATTAATAACGAAGATAAATATAAGGCTGAGGATAGCGATAATGTCTTATATGCAACTGCAACTGACCCAGCATATTATATTGAAAGAAGTTATATAAATGTATTGCCATCAGGAATATCAACATCTAGATATGAAGAAGTTCAATATCCTACTGTAGCATTTAGTGATTCTTCTATTGCATTATTTCCTGATGAGGCAGAACGTCTTGTAGTATTATATGCAGCTATGAAAGCATGTCTATATCAAATGAACACTTTTCAAACAGATACAACCATAGATACAACTGCTCTTGGTGCTATTGCAACAGAGCTTAACAAGGCTGATGATATAATAAATACTGCACATACACAGGTTGGTAATTTTTACACTTCAATTGGTGATATTGACGATACTGCTGAGCTTTGGGATAATACTAATAAAAGATTTACAGAGGTTAAAGATGCACTTGATAATGCAAAAAAAGCACTTGATGATGGAGCTAATTCTACTGTAATTGGAAATGCAAGTTATGATGCAGCTACTCTCATAGCAGGAGAAGATACAGAGCTAGTTGCGTCTGTTCTATCTATTGCAAGTATGGAGCTTTCTAGGGCTGGCGTTGTATTAAGTGAATTAAATACTATAATGGCTTCATATAGTTTAGAACTACAAGGTGTTCCACAATATATATCAACAGCGTCAGGTTATATATCTCAAGCTGCTGGATATGTAAGTGAGGTTCAATCAAGAATGGGAAGGGCTAATCAAAAATATACATGGTATGATGGGCAGTATGCAAAATTATCTGCTGAGTATGCACGTGGACTAGCAACAGTAAAAGGGGGAGGTTAAATATGACAGTTAAAAGAATGGCATCACAATTAGAGCAGTTATTTGGAAGACAATCAGAACAATACCTAATACAAATTATAAATGATGGGCTTATGGATATAGCTAATAAAAAGCAGGGTTATACTGTATCTGCCCTTACTGATCTTGAAGAAAATAAAAGATGGTATGAATTGCCAGATTCTGTGCTTGGTATTGAAAGAGTAGAAATACTAGATACGAATAGTAGATATATAATGATACCAAAGCTTAGTGATCCTCATAAATTACTTAGAGCTGATACTGATGCATCTAATGATGATCTTACATAGGAGCTAATATGGCAGAAAGAAATTATCCAAACGATTATTTTGCATGGTTTAATGATGATAAGCGTATAGCAATATTATCTTTAGATACAACATCTACAACTTCAGGTGAACGTACAACAGAGAAATATGATACGTTCCAAGGTAGTGGGAATTTAACTGGGACTATTTCGGCATTTGCGAATTATACTTCTACTGTTTCTGGTACTACTAAAGCTACCTGTAGTGCTGATCATAGTCTTGTATCGGGAGATAGAGTTGCTATTACATCATCTCCTGATTCATATTATGATGGTAATTATGAGATAACTAAAATTGATGGTGATGAGTTTTATTTTACAAAAACTTATAGTGCTGAAGATAGTGGAACATTTACATCATTATTTATTAATGATGGTCTTCGCATTACATACAAATCAAAGTATGAAACAGTAACTTCTATAACAGAGAATTTAGATACCGATATTGGTCTTGATACTTCCCTTCATCCAAGTTTAGTATGTTATGCAAAATCAAGGCTATATGAAGATCAAGGCAATATGGAACAAGCAAATTATTTTAGACAAATGTACGAGAACCAAATAATGAAACAAAGGTCTCGTAAATCTGGGGTTCGGGCTTTATCCGTCCCCCCTATGTAAAAAGGAGAATTAATGTCCTCAACATCAACAACATGGACAAAAGATACAAACACAAAATCTGGCACAGTAAACATATCTGAGCAAACAGTATCATCAATTAGGATAACTGCAACAGCTGATAATGATGCAATACTAGAGTTATTTGCAGATAATGCGAATGATAATGCTGATAAGTGGAGACTGTGGATAAATGATGCTGATGATGATTTACATTTTGCAAACTATACTTCAGGTTCATGGGCTGATCTTTTAACAATACAAGATGGTGGCAATGTTGGTATTGCAACAGATGGGCCAGCTTCAAAGTTACATGTTGCTGGTACTGTCCAAGTAGGTGTAGATGATTCTGGGCATGATGTTAAGTTCTTTGGAGCTTCGGCAGGTGCTTTTATGTTATATGATGAATCAGAAGATACGCTTGAAGTTCGTGGCACATCAGCAGATGCAACAACAAGTACTGGAAAACTTCTTTTAAGCACTGCTCTTACCGATATAAATGATGGTGATGTTTTAGGTCGTATTGATTTTGGTGCTCCATTAGAGGCTGGGGGTACAGATGCTATACTTTCTGGGGCTGCTATATGGGCTGAGGCTGATGCTACATTTACTGCCTCGGTTAATAATACCGAGCTTGTATTTGCTACAAATACTTCGGCAGCAGCAACAGAACGTATGCGTATTGATTCTTCTGGCAATGTCGGTATTGGGACTACTGAGCCAGGAGCAGAACTAGATATTAAACAATCTGCTGATAATACTGATTTCTTGCAAGGACGAGATGCAAATGGAGATATAGTATTTAGGTGTGCTACAGATGCTGACGGTGATGGTGTTGTTTATATTGAAAATAGTGCTAGTGCAGAGAAGATAAGATTATATTCCAATGGTGCTAGTTATTTCAATGGTGGCAATGTCGGTATTGGGACTGTTTCACCAGATGTTGCACTTCATATAACCAAAACTGGAACTGGAGGTGTGCTTAGGCTAGAAAACTCTGATACAACCATAACTGCTGATGAGGTTTTAGGTCAAATAGAATTTGAAGGTCAAGATAGCTCTACAAATGCAGCAGGTGTAAGAGCTAAAATAGCAGCCTTCGGTAGTACAGGTGGAATAACAGGTGAGACAGATATAGCATTCTATACATCAATAGCAGGAGACAATCTTTCTGAAAAGATGAGAATACAGGATGATGGCAATGTCGGTATTGGGGTTACTGCACCAGAAAGTACGTTACATATTAAAGGGAATCTAGGGTTAATTATTGAAGATGATACTGATGCCTCTGGTCTTGGCGAAGCATGGCATTTCCAAACTGATTCTACAGGGCAGTTGAATGCTCAATATTCAACAAATTGTAGTACCTTTAATACACTTTGGACTTGTGAGGCAAATGGAAACTTCGGTATTGGGACTGCTTCACCAACTGAACTTTTCCATGTTAACGAAGCAGACACTACTGCTGAGGCTGGGGTAATTCATAGATTAAGTACAACTTCAGGTGCTGCTTTAAAAATAGGTGTAGATGATAAAAGTGCTTCAGCTCCAACTTGGATAATAGAGACTGGCACAAATGAACATCTTCACCTTAATGCTACTGGTACTGGCAATGTCGGTATTGGGACTGCTTCACCAGATTTTCCTTTGGAAATTGAAGGCGAAGATACTTCTATTAATCTAGCTATAACGTGTTATAGTGCCACCGTTACACATAGACCTCAATTGATTTTTCAGAAATCTGCTGGTAGTACTCCTGGCTCTCCTGCTGCAACTGCTGCTGGTGAAGACCTTGGTGCAATTGTTTGGGAGGGTGTAAATACTGGTAATAATTTTGATGTAGGAGCTAAAATACTTGTTGAAGGTGATGCAGGCCCAGATGGCAATTCTGTTCCAACAAGAATGTCTTTTTGGACATCAGACCTTTCTAGTCCAGAACAGAAACGTATGACAATAGATGATTCTGGCAATGTCGGTATTGGGACTGATGACCCAAATTATACGTTAGATGTTGTAGGCTCACCAAGCAGTAATTATGTGGCAAGAATATTTTCAGATGGAGGAGCAAGTACTGATTATGGACTTATCATACAAGCTGGGGCAGATACACCTGGAACAGATGGTGATTGTAGATGGATAGCACTTGCAGAAGGTGATGCTGGGACTGTACATGCACATATACGTTATAAGCATACTGGCACAACAGCAGAGATACACGCTGTATCAGATGAAAGGTTAAAAGAGAATATACAAAACACATCTGTCAATGGACTGGATGCTATTAATTCACTGCAATTTAGAGAGTATAACTGGACTGAAAATTCAAAGAGAAGTCAAAATAAAATTAATATCGGATTAGTGGCACAAGAAGTAACTACTGCTGGAGATAAATGTAATATTGTATCAAAGTTTGAAGATGAAATAACCTTAAAGGATGATTCAAAAATAACTGATGTACAAGGAATTGGATATGATGGTATTTTATTATATTTAGCAAAAGCAGTACAAGAATTATCAGCTTCTGTTGACATTCTGTCAACTAAAGTAACAGCCTTAGAAAACGCATAACAAAACGAGGGAAGTAATAATATGGGAACAAGTAAAACAAAAGAAACAGTAGAAGAAGTTAAAACTAATAACGTAGCAGAAGAAGTTGATTATACCGCCAAATGGGAAGAGGCTAAAGAGAATCTACTTATTCAGCTTAAAGAAAGTTTAGAACAAATAGAATTTCACAAAACTAGAGCAACTAAGATACAGGGTGTTGTAGAGGTGAATGACCAATTGTTTCTAGAAGAAAACAAAGAAAACTAAATAACCCATTCACGCACACGCCAGTGCTTAGGGTAAACTCAAAAGGAGAAATAAAATGGCAAGTAAATTAGGAATGAGTGCATTCACAGTTCAAGAATCAGTAAATATGGATGCATTTAGTGATTATAATTATGAACAATTTGATATGAGTGGTGATACGATTGATGATCCTGGAGCAACATCTACATATGTAACAGCTGCTAATCCAGCTAAGAAAATTGTTATATACGACACAAATGGAACAATGGATGATGATGACGTTATGCAAGTGTTTCTTAATGGAGAAACAGATGCTCAAAAAGGAATTAAAGTAGATGGTGGTAGAAACCTCCCATTCACAATAAGTGGTATATTGATGACATCTGTTATTATTAAGCTGGCTGATGATTTGACCTCTGCTAGTGATACTTTAGATTTATTATCATTTCATTAAGGAGTAGCTATGGCAGAAATGTTTCAGCCTAAAAAACAAACTTTAAAGAAAAGTGATTATAATAAAGCTGTTATTAAGGCTAATGATAGATTAAAGGCTAAAAATAAAGCATTAGAATCTTCTGTAAAAGATAAAGAGAAAGAGCTTAAATCTTTAGAAAAAGAATATAATTCTGAAACTAAAAAACTTTCATCATTATCAAAAGATGTACAGTTTCAAGAAGAGAGAGTACAGAAGATTAAAAGTGGTGTTTTTTCTAATGAGAAGCTTTTAGCTGAAAAGTTAAAAGAAATTGACAAGGCTGAAAAAGAGCTTTGTGAATATGAAAGTGCTGTTGAAAAGCTTGAAGATAAAGAAAATAAACTTTTAGATAGTATTGTAACATTAGAGCTTTATAAATCAAAATGTGAAGAGTCTAAAACTGAGCTTGCAAGTATTCATGTGAAGAAAGATAATCTTTTAGATGAGCTTGATTCTATTAATAGTAACATTAATGTTACTATAGAAGAGGGCAAAGATAAAGTTGCTTATTTTGAAGATCAATATGATGATTTAGAAGAGAGGGCTAAAAAGCATGAAGAGATGGTTTATCAATTTGAACAGCGTCTTATTGAGACTCAAGATTTATTTAAAGATGAGGATAATAAGCTTAAAGATTTACTTGCTAAATCTAAAGTAGAAAAAGAGCAGGCTAATAACGAATTGCAGGCTATAAAAAATCTTTGTAATAATAGTGAGGATGAATATATTAAGTGGGAACAGAAAGTTGCAAAAGCTAAAGTTAAGGCAGACAAGGAAGGGGATAGAAATAAAAAATCTAAAGAAAATTTTGCTAAGTGGAAGATTGGAGTATTAGAAGAAGTCGCAAGATTAAAGCTTAAAAGTAAGGTCGATAAAATTGATAAAGCTGGATTATCGGATATATTAAATAATGGCTGATATAGGAATAGGAATAGCCAGAAAACTTGTTGATTCTGATGGTGATGCATTAGATGATGGAGATGGAAAGCTTAATGTAAATGCAACATTAGTTGGAGGTGCTGCAATTGATATTGGTGATGTAGATATACACCTTAGTGGAAATGTTCCTCTTCTTGGTGGTGCTGGTAATGTAGCAGCTGGTGTTCTTCGTGTTACATTGGCTACTGATGATACACACTTTGGAGCAGTTGGAGCAGGAGCTGATGTCGATGGAGTTATACATGCACAGTTAAGATATATGGGTGAAAAATTAGATGGCATTGATTCGGATACAAATTCACTCCAAAGTTTGCTTGGTACTGACGGTAATACTGGCCCAACTAAGTGTCTTTCTATTGGCGGTACTACAGCATTAGGTGCTATTCAAGAAATTTTAGTAGATAGTGATGGAGGATTACAAGTAGATGTAACATCAATATCAGCAGGAACTAATGTAATAGGTAAAGTAGGACATGATATTACTGGTCTTGCAAGTGATGATAATCCTACAGTTGGTACAAGTGCAGAGCAATTGATTACTGATGGTGTTGATGGAGCTACTGCTTGTAAGCGTGTTGATATAATGGCACATCCAAGTAATACTGGATATATATGGGTAGGCGACAGTGCAGTTTCTGTTGATGGCTTGAATGGTGGTATAAGACTTTCTCCTGGAGATTTTTACAGTATGGATATAGATAATACAGGTGATATTTATGTAATAGCAACTGTTGATACTGAAAATGTTTGTTATAATTATTTCACATAATGCCTAATATACTTACAAAAGCACCAAGACAATTTTTTACATCTACTATGAATTATTATAGTGGATTTAATGATTCTGATGTACAATGGATTACAGCTAATAATGACAGTTATTTTAAGCTTGGAACAGGCGATAAAACTTTAGATGATACGGTATCAGTTACAATTAGTGCTGCAAACCAAGCTCTTATAAGGTCGGTATGGTTTCTTGCTCCCTTTGATATGACTATAACCAATGTATCTGGTATTGTACAGGATGATGATTTCTCTAGTCATACAGATAAGTATTATATAGGAATATGGACAATGCCTGGATTTGGTAGTTCTGGTGATACCCCGATGGAAGAGACTGGTTCTAAAACTTTAACACTTAAATATATTACACAAGATTATATTTCCTCCTCAGCAGGAGATGCTGCTATGGGCTTCTATGATTCTAGTCCAGATAGACTTTTTTCTCTTTCTGCTGGCGATGCTGTATGGGCAGGACACCTTCAGAGTCGTTTTGATGGAGCTGATGCTATGACTTTAACCATGACACTTTGTGCGGAGAAAGATTAATTATGATACTTCAACATAATATAGGAATATATGAATAAAAATGTAGTAAGACGTGCAATAGTCACACCTGATAAACATTTTCCATTAGCGGATAAAAAAGCAATTAGTGTACTATGTAAATCAATAGAAATAGTAAAGCCAGATATATACGTAGATTTAGGAGACGTGGGAGAATGGGAAGGAAGTTCTCACTGGCAATGGCGGAAGAAAAAACGTCCACCGCTAGAATACCAAACTCCATTTATTGACAAAGATATAAAAGATGTTAATAAGGGAATGGATCAAATAGATGAATCTCTTGACAAGGCAAACTGTAAAGAGAAGCATATGATAGAAGGTAATCACGATGATTGGATGAATAGGTTTGTTGAAGAGCATCCATACATGGAACAATATAGGTTTGAAGAATGTGTAAAACTAAAAGAAAGAGGTTATACGTATCATCCAGCGGGTCAATACATGAAGATTGGGAAACTAGCGATGTATCATGGACACCATTTTGCTGGGATAAATCATACAAGGAATCACTTGATGAGGCTTGGAACAAATGTCATGTATGGGCATCACCACGACATACAGCAGTCGTCTGTTACCCATCTGGATGGGGTGAAGTCTGCGTGGAGTATAGGATGTCTGAAGGAAATGAGTGATAAGAAGAATGAATTTTTACAACATAGGATGCACAATTGGAGTCATGCATTTGCAATCGTTGACTTTTATGACAAAGGCTTTTTCACTGTGCATGTAATACAAATTATAAATGGTAAGACTTCATTGTGGGGCGAATTAATTACAGGATAATATTATGGCAAATATATTAGATATAGTTAAAGAGGTTGAGAAAATGAATGTGCCTAGACCATATTCAAATGACCCAGATATTAGTCAATTTTTACATGGGAGACATAAAGAGTATACGGAGGGTAAAAAAGGGCAAATTAGAGATATGGAAAAATCAATCTTAGATGTATTTGGAGAAAAGTCTAAAGATGCTGATGATATTAAGTCAGCAAACGGTTCATTTTCATCAGTTCTTTCTGGCACTGGTGGTAAAAATATATTTGGTCAAGAAGTTGCACCGTTAACTGAGGAGGATTTACTAACGATGGTAATGGGTATTGCTGGTGGTATAAAAACACCTGGAAGAATGTTTGGATCAATACCAAAGGCTACAAAAAAAATGCCAAAAACTCAATATCAATATGAAAAACCAGAATTTACACCTAATCCAACTGGAACATTTAGAAATAAGCAAAATGTATTAGTTAATGTAGAAACTACTCCGCAAAGATTATTTAGAGAATTAACAGAAGGTAGTTTAGATTCATATGAATTTCAAATGAAGTTAAGAGAACTTGAAGACATAGCACCAGAAATGGCTGGCAAAGTTATAAATGCCATAGGGTTTTAATATATGGACGGAATAGTAGACACATTAAAAACAACAGGAGCAGGCATGGGTGGATGGTGGTTATCTATTAGTGGCTGGCTTCCTGAAGCTGTAAGCCTAGGCGTAGGAGTTGCCACACTAGTGTACTTAATAATTAAAATATACAAAGAGCTTAAATAATACATGGGAGGTGTAGTTGGATATAGTAGGAATAATCGAGACAATTGGGATTCCAGTTTCTGTAGCATTGGGTCTAGGCTATGCTCTTATGTATCTAATAAGGTTTCTAACAAGAGATGTACAAGAAGATATTAAAAACTTGCACGATATAACTGTGAAGCTTATAGATAGTAATCGTGAAGCAAAAGACGAGGTTAAGAAAACAATGACAGCTGTAGGTGTAATAAAAGACATTATAATTAAACTTTTTAAAAAAGGAGAAAATAAATAAATGGTAGAACTATTATCAGCAAATTGGGAATATGTAGTAATAGGTATTCTAGCTATAGATAAGGTTGTTGCACTTAGTCCAACAGAATGGGATGATCTTATATGGACATCAATTAAAAAATCAATATATAAAATAGTAGGTAAATAATGTTAAAATTATTATTAGCAAAAGCAGTTAAAAAACATGGATTAAAAGCTATACTCATTAAAGTAGGTGATATTGCTGTTAAAATAACAAAGTCTAAGAAAGATGATAAAGCTTGGGCTGAAGTTAAAAAGGTAATAAATAGTCTGTAATGGGAAAATTTCCTGACTACAATGAAGATGGTGGCGTTAACATGTTAGACGTTATGCGTGCTCCTGCGGAAAGAAAAGCAGAATTAGTAAAGATGATAATGGAGCAGTCATATGATCCTTCTCAGACCTATGATGATCCTTCAGCAGCACCTGTTGATACTCCAATAATTCCCCCACCTGACGTTGCTGGAGAAAAGGCAAGGGCAGATGAGCTTTTAATGCAATCAACTGGTGCTTTAACCGCTAATCCAATGCCTTCAATGCCTTCTATTTCAAATGTAGGGGCTGCTCCTTTTTCTGGCTCTATTAATTGGAATGCAATCCCTGGGGGATTTCAACCATTACCACAAGTAGCAGGTAGTAGAAAGAAGTTATACCAACTATCTAAGTTTCATGGAGGTATTAATCAAAAGTCTTCTCCACGTGATATATCTGATACAGAATGTCAAGAAGCTACAAACGTGACAGTTTCACAAGTTGGAAGAATAAAGCCATTAGGAGATATAAAAAGTACGGAGAGTACTTTATCAACCGCTGAGATATCAAGTGAAACTACATCAATTCCATCGCCTGGGTATGGGCTTTATGTATTTAAAAGTGGATATTCACTAGCTTCACCCCCAATCCAAGGTGATTATACTATTGTTGTATCAACTGATGGTGAGCATGTAGTTGCAACAGATGGTACAACGCAAATTGATGATGATAATGCATGGTTTTTAATATCAGATGCAGATGCTGAGGGTCGTGTAGATGTTGCACCTACATTTTATGCATCGGGCAACGGATTATATGCTTGTGATGCTAATCTTGAGCCTGATCATGCAACTTCAAGAAAAGCTGCTATACTTGTGTATAGGAAAGATATGAATAATAATGAGGTTATTAAAGGTTGGCAAACAGGCGAGGCATTATTAACTTCTCCTGATGTTGGCACTGACAATGATGATGTAACTATGGTAGATTCAACTGGTACACGAATAGAAGCATCTCCTGGTGCTATGACAGTATATATAAATCCTACTGGTAGTGGGAATTGGGGTTCATCAAGCGGTATCGTTTATTCTTTTTATGTTAGCTATTTATTTGATAATGGGTGTGAAACAGGGTTATCTTTCATGAATACAGATACATTAACGGATCAAACATTAGATTTTAATGTAAGTTTGAGACATGAAAATGATGCTGAGCTTGGTGGTGATAAAAGAATACATGGTGCACGTATTTATTTTAGAGAGGCTGGAACAGTAGAGAGGTATTTACTTGCAGAAGTTAGTCTTCCCGATGGCGTTAAGGGTGCTTTAGATTCTACATTTACCCCTTGGGATTTAGATGCTGATCCTGTTTATGATTTAGCAGGTCATATAAATTTCAAGTCTCCTCCAGAATTATATACATATGTTGCATTAAATGGATATTACGCTAATGAAATGTATAATAAATCTCCTGATGATGCAACCGTTGCTCCAGCACCACATGATGTGAGGTATAGAACTGCAACTGTTGGTGCTAATGGTGCTGTGTTTATAGGTTGTTATATGTTTAGAGGTAAAGTTTTTGCTGATGGCATGATGTATTCAATGCCTAATAAGCCTGGGGTTTTTCCAGAACTTAATGTATTTGATTCACCATCTTCTGATGGAACTCCAATAACAGCATTAGTATCATTTAAAGATAAGATATTACAATTTAAACAAGATGCATTGTATGTTATAAATATATCAAATCCAACAAAGTTTTATACAGAAGCTTCATTTAGAAATTGTGGTGTAATGAATCCATGTCAGACATTTCAAACTCCATTTGGAGTAATATTTGCAAATTATATTGGATGCTTTATATATGATGGAAGTAAAGTAATCTCTCTTACATCTGGTAAGTTTACTGTTGCTAATTGGGGTATTTCTGAGGGTAGTGTTGTAGATACTGCTGCTGCTAGTAAAGATGGTGTAAATGTACCTTGTGTTGGATATGATCCACGTTCACAAAGTATTATTGTTTTAAAAAATATTGGGGATAATTCTGATGATACTAGTGCTTGGATATATCATATGGGAACACAATCATGGACTGAGTCTGCTAGTGGAGCTGCAACAGGAATGATTATAAATACTAATTCTGATAGACATTCTAATTTTGTAATATCTCCTAATGGATATTTAAGTATTCTTCATACTACTGGTGGTAGTAATGGTGCAGTAACAGCTTTAAAGACATATGATTTTGGTCAGGCTTCTAGCAATACTCAAACAATAACATATTGGACGAAAGATTTAGACTTTGGATTACCTTCACAAACAAAAAAGTTATTTAAAGTTTATATCACATATAAAGGAGATGCAAGTAGTCTTAAAGTTTTTTATAGTGTAGACGGACATGATAGAACATATTCAGAAGAAGCTGATCTTTATCAATTTAGCAGTAGTGATACACCGCTTGCAGATAAAAGTAGTGCTGATAATTTAGAAAATTGGCATGTAGCAGAATTAACTCCTTCAACAGCATCAGAAGGTAAAGATTGGAAAAGTATGTCAATATACATGACTGGATCAGTATCCTCTACTTTTGAGATAAATGATATTTCAATACTATACAGACCGAGACCAATAAAATAATGAGTAATTGGGGCGGAGCAAATAGACCAGTCACATCCAACAAGCTTGGTTCTCCTAATAGGAGAGAGGGTGCTGATGGCGATTTACAGATAAGACAGACACAATTAGGTGCTAAATTATTTGGTAAGATTGGCGGAAGATGGTATGATAATCCCTTTTCTATTGATGGTGTAACAAAGATTGGTACTAATTTATCAGAACATTTATCTATAAGTAGTGATGGTATTGAGATTATAAAAGCTGATAAGAAAGTTGCTTTCTTTGGCAGTACTGCTAGGATTGGTGAAGATTCTACTTCAAAGTCAGCACTTAGAGTAGCTGCTGATGGTGCATTAACAATTGGTACATCTAATTCCACTAAATTTAGTATTGCAGCAGCAGATGGAGTTACAACTGTTACTGATATTCTTTTAGGAGGTAGAATAAAAAATGGTAATATTAGTAATAGTAATATTGTTATTGGTGCTGAGAATGCCTTAGGTGTGACTGATGTTGATGGGTCTGGTTTATTTAGTGGTAATGTAATTATTGGTGATCAGGCTTGTAATGCTGTTGATGTAGGTGGGAGTGATACTTTTCTTAATAATATAGCTATTGGCAATAATGCTATGAAGACTTGTGATCCTAATGCTGCAGATGCTACTGCTCGTTCTAATGTTGCTATTGGGCATAGTGCAATGAATAATAGGGATAGTGGAGATAATAATATTGCAGTTGGAAAAGGAGCAATGTTTGGAGTAGGTGATGGAACTTGTACTGGTGCTGGCAATATAGCTATAGGAGGAGGATCGCTTGATGTAATAACAACTGGAGATGATAATATATGTATAGGACGAGATGCTGGAAATAATATTACAAGTGGACACGATAATGTTGTTATAGGTGGAGCTGATGTTACAGCAGATGCTGATGACCAACTTTCTATTTCATCAGGAGATGGTTCAGTTGTTTGGCTAACTGGCGATAGCTCAGGAAATATCACTGGAACTGGAACTTTTACTTGCTCAGGTAAAATAGATGCTGGAAGTGGAAAGATAGAGACTAGTGGAGAAGTTGAAGGTGGTTCATTAGATATTAATGGAGCTGCTGATATTTCTGGTGCTTTAACTGGACTTGATAGTATTTCACAAACCAATATGAATACTGTGTCTTGGACTACTGCAAATCTTGCTGCTGGGGCTAGTGAAAATAAATTATTAGCTGCTGGAGTTTATCTTCTGATTGTAAGGTCTAATATATCTGCTGTTATGATTTCTTGTTTTAATGTAGGAAGTACTTATGTAGATGGTTTGTCAGCAATAGCTACAGCAACCAGTTCAACAATTACTGATCCTGGGAGTAGTCGAAATATAACAGTTAATAATACACATGGAAGTACTGCTCAAACATTTACATGTTTTGCAATGCAAATTGTTTAAAAAAGTAACAGCCTTAGAGGCACAATTAAATTAAGTAAGGAGTAATATTATGGCAATAAGTTTAGCAAGAGCAAGACGTGTAGGGCAACAAAGAACTACAAGTAAAAGACTTGCAAAAGAATATGGAAAACAAGCAAAAAAGGCACAGAAACGTAAAGGGTGGAGCGGTCTTTTAGGTAAAGGCTTAGGAATGGGACTTGGCTCTATTCTTGGTGGTGCTCTTGGAATTGCCTCTGGTGGTCTTCTTATGCCACTTGTAATGGCTGCTGGTTCATTTGGTGGAAAAAAGATTGCACATGAAATGACGAGGGGTATGGGTGCTAAAACAGGCGGATTAAAAGGTGATATATATGGATATGGGGAAGATGAAGCATCCTCTCTAAAGAAAGACTTAAAATCACAAATGGCTGTTGACCCTCTAAAAGAACGTGGTGGGTTTGGTAAAGACTTACTTTCTTCTTATATTAGTGCAGGAATGGCTGGTAATTTAGGTGGGGCTAAACAATTATTAAAAGGAGATATAACAGGAAAGGAAGCACTTCTTGGAACGAAAGATTGGAAATTTGGTGGAGTAGAAGGTGCTAAGGCTGGTCTTGGTGATTTATTTGGAACTAAATGGGGTGGTGAAGATGTAGGTGCTGCTGCTGACATGCCTATATCAGCTGATACTGAGGCATATTCTCCACTGCACCAACCTGAAGATTTATTGTCTCAGCAAATAAATCAAGAACCATATGTATTTGGTAGTGAATACGATGATACAGCTGTTTCAGAAGAAATATTACCTTATGCTCAAGGTGGTCAAGTTCCACAACAACAATTAATGCAACTACTTGCTTTAGCACAGATGCAACAAAACAATGCATATAGTGGTACTGCACTTGAAGAGACTAAGCAACCATCAATAGCTAATTATTTTGAATCTAAGGGAAAGACATTAGGTGGCAATAATACTCAATCACTATCACAAATGTTAGGGAGATAGGTTATGGCTGATACAGCAACAATTGGTTCTATGACTGGTGCAAAATATTTCAATAAAAATACAGGTATTGAGATAGATAGAGAAACATATAGTGGATATGGAAGCCAGCAAAAGTCAAATTATAGGGTAGAACATCAATTTGATGAATATACTTATAATGAGGATACTAAGGCTTGGGAAAAAACTGGTAATACAGTGCCGAAAAATACTACTAATCATTATGATACAATAGACGAAGCTGCTGGGAAAAGAATAGACGCAACATCAACCGAGTGGGGTGCTGCAAATATCACAAAAGAAATGTTTGTAGATGAGCAGGGTGAACAAAGGTCTATTGAGGATATTTACGCTACCCTCGATCCATTAATGCCTGGCATTACAGGTGATAAGCTTAAACTTCAAATTAGAGATATGATGCCTAAGTACACAGGTGCTCCTGCGGAAGAAAAAGAATTTGCAAGAGAAGGTTTTCAAAAAGATGTATATGGAATATCTAAAGATGCTGGTAAAGCAGGTGCTCAAATGCAACAAGCATATGGGTCTGGAATGGGTTCTCAAATGAGAGGTGCATATGGTGCTCAGAAAGATGTTGCACAGCAATTCAAGCAAGCAGAACAAGGATATGCTCAAGATATATATGGACTTGAGAAACAGGCGGGACAAGAATTTGAGGCTGGGGTTAGTGATTGGATGCAAGGGTCATGGTTTGAAACTCCTGATGTAGATTATAGGCAAGGTGGTAGAGTCCCAAATAAAAAATCATTTTTAGATGTATTAACAGCAATACCAGACGCAGGGGGTAGTTAAGAATGGCAATTAATAATGTCAATATGATGGCACTTATAAACCAAGAGCTTAAAAAAATAGAAGGGCGAGATACTAAGTCTGACTATTTAGATGTGTTTAAAGAATCATGGGAAATGGGTCAAGAGCAACGTGCATGGAATGAGCGTAAGAATACACAAAGACAAAGTATTATGTCTGAGCTTTCACGTGGTACTTCAATGACCTTCAATGAAAAAGATTTAGAACGAAAAAAAGAAAGATTCCAAAACTACTATAATAAACATAGAGGTAGTATGGATGAGAATACTTTAGAGATGGGTCAATTCATGCTTGAAGACTTTGGTACACAGCAAGAAAAGAATAAAGATTTTAATTTTCTTGTGGCTGATGGTGAGCGGTTAAAAAAAGAATTATCATATGATATGCAAAATATTGGTGTAGATGCGGAAGGTAATCAGCGTACATTGGATGAAAATGATTATAAAATTATAAAAGAGATGCAAAAGGAATGGATGGATCATACGAATAAGATGAAGATTGATTTTGCTGATAGACTTGAATTAAAACCATTTCAACATATCAATACAGAACTTACAAATGCCAAAAATATAAATGATTTTCTTTTAGCAGAAGCAAGAGAAGATGATTTAATTGATGATAGAGAGATGCAAGCCTATACTGATGCTTGGGAAAATCTTAATTATGCTCCTGTGGCAAAATATTATAATGACGAGAAGGTTGGCAAGACAGCTGCTATTACTTTTAATACTAACGAGCTTCTTACTGGTGCAAAAAGATATTCACAATTACATAATTTACTTGAGAATAGTGGTGTTATTCCATTTAAAGATCAATTGTCGGGACTAACTATAAATATTACTGCTGAGGAATTAAGTGCTACACCCGAAGGTAGTGTTGAGAGAAAATTTTTAAATAGCTTAATAAAAGAATATGATTCTCTTCCACAGCAATTAAATAATCTTAATAGTACTAATATAGATTTAACTGGAACTGATTTTCTTAGAACTGCCGATCTTTCATTACATGAGATACCTCCAAATATACAAGAACAAATCTTGTCTGGTAAGGGTGAGAAAACTATATTAGATGTTCCACAAGTAAAAGCAACTGTGGGTGAGCCAAAAGGTAGGGCGGAAAAAGTAAAAGAAGCTGCGGGTATATCAGATGAAGATACGAGTGCATTAGGGAAGCTTGGCATTGGTATTGGTGTTGCTGGTGCAGCATATCAGGCAGAAAATATTGCAAAGGCTGGAGCAAAAGTAGCTGATGTTACTATCAAAGCTGGGAAATATATAGAAGAGCTTACACATTTAAGACCAGGCCAAATAAGAGAATTTTTAAGCTCAAAAGATGTTGGTGCTAATCTAAAAAACATAGAAAGCTTAGAAACTGATATAGCAGAGCTTAAAACTAAAATAAAAAATGCCGAGGGCATAAAAACCCTTGACGTAAAAGAGAGACTTCGTTTAAATCAAAATAAAAGAGACCTTACTAAAGCAACTTCTAAGATAGATAACATTAAAGACAGTATGTCAAAAAGATGGGCTAAAAAGTTTAAGACTAAACCTAGGATAATAAGTAGCTTATTTAAAAAAGGTACAACAGATAAATGGAATTTATGGAAGGCTAAAGGCGGACTTCCAAAACTAGGACAAAGATATGCTATAGGAAGTATATTAACTGATAAGGTATTTGGATTTGAATTTGAAGGTGCTCCAAGAATTGCTGTTGATATTACTGCTGGTTATGCAGCAGAGAAAATGACAGTAAAGAAATTCTTTCCCCAGCTTAAAAGAATTATACAAAGTCCTAAAGGTCAACAATATTTATTAAGATTTATGGCTAAAAATACAGCAAAAAAGATTGGTACTGCTGCGGTACTTGGTGGTGGTTGGTTCTCACTTGCTACATCTCTTGTTGGTGCTGGTTTAGCTGTTACTGATATATATAATATAGTTAAAAATTGGAATCCAGAAGAAGGGGAAGAATAAATGCCATTTAATATTAATGCTGAAAGAGAAAGACTTCAGCGTGGTGAAGGAATCTATGAGTCTCCTGTAAACGACTCCCCAGATTATTTAAATTCATTTCAATCTTGGCTTGATGGCCCAATTAATGAAAAATCTTGGAATTGGACTAGAGAAGCTTATAATAGATCGTTGCAGGGAATGGTGGATAAAATGTTAACAGGGAAGCAACGCTATAACCTTGATAAAGGTTATAATCTTAATGTATTAGAAGATATAGGTTCAACTGCCCTTTCATTTATGATGCCACTTGACTTTCTTGCTATGGCTGCTGGTGGAGCAGCTGCTAGGGGTGGTCTTGCACTTGCTGGTGTAAATGTTAAAATGGCTAGGGCAGCAAGACAAATTGGAATGGGACACATAATTCCCCAAATGGCACAACAGGCTGGTGCTCTTTCTGTTTATGAGGGTGCTATAGGTGGTGTACAAGCTGCTATTGATGGTAATGATGTATGGGAAGGCGTTACTGATGGTGCTATGCATGGTGCTGTTCTTGGTGGTATTGCAGGTGGAGTTGGTGGTGGATTAGGATATGTAAATGCCGAGCTTATTCGTAGTTTTGAAGGTGCAGGTAAGCTTGCGGGGAAGTATGGAATGGGAACTAAAGAAGCTACTAAGATGCTTACTGGGACTGACCATGCTAAACTTATAGCTTCAGGTACTATAGGGCAAATAGGTGCTGAATCTGGTGTATTCACTGCTGCTGAGCAATATGAAAATGTAATGAATGGTGGAGATTTTAGATACCAAGATGCATTAAAATCATACTTTAAAAACCTAGGTTTATTTGGTGTACTCAAAGTCAAGGGAAAGGTTGTAGAAAAATTATTTGATAAAGGAAACATGCATCTTGATATGCTTGAAGCTGCTGAGAGGGAAAAGCTTGGAGTTAAAGAAGATGGTGTCACATCTGAGGGCAGGGCTTTAGATAATATTTTACAGGGATACATAGCACAAGAAAGAAAATTAAGAGGCGAAGGTAAGATAGACCAAGCTGATCAGCTTCTTCGTGATATAGATATGCTATATGGTGAGAAGACTGGAGTTGATGCCGAGCATACTAAAAATTTAGAAGAGTATCGTGCCCTACGTTCTACCATTAATCGTATTAGAGAGTCTGGTGATATATCCGAAGATACAGTTGTAGATTTTAAAAATGCTTTAAATAGCTTAATTGCTGTTGAGGATAGATTAATAAAAAATGCTAGTGATGCAGTTGCTCCATTTTATAAAAATTCTAAACGTGACTTTGAAAGAACTTTAGATGACTTAGTTAAATTGTCTGAAGAAACAGATGGAAATCATGGCAAGGGTGAAGAAGCTCCGCTAGAGCCTTGGCGTAGAGAGATAATTGAATATGAAAATATTCTTAAAGATCAAGATGGGAAACCAATTTTAATAGATGGAAAAACGCAGACACGATTTGACTTTAGTAAAGAGGGTGGCTATGATTTAGAGTCTATTGAGGGAAGGCAGAAAGCTACTAAAAGATTGGAGCAAGAACAGGATAGGCTTGCAGATTTAGAAGGTAGGAAAAAAGGTCAGACAATGAGTATTGCTGAGTTGCAAGGCAGAAGAGACCCAAGCAAAATATCTAAAAAGGATGTTGATTCTATTATCCAACAGGCAAAAGAGGGTACTGGCAAACCATTAAAAACAAAAGAAGGGAGAGTAAAGACCCCAAAAGACAATGCTCTTATTGAAATAGATAAAGCATTTCCAGAGGCAGATGCGGAAGGAAAGCCTTTAAAACTTTCTAAAGTTGCTAGAACTCACAAAAATATTTTAGCTGAAGTTATTAATCAGTCACGTCAAAAGAATTTGCTTGGTGCTGTTAAAGAAACATCTGAATTTCTAAATTGGGTAGAAAAAAGATATAAAGAAAATATAACAAAGTTGAGTGATACTCAAATTAAAAATCTTGCAAGAGATTATGTTACTGAAAAACTAGGCTATGATGTTTTTGTTAGTAAGGCTGAGTGGAACAAGCTAGGCATCCCAGCTAATAAATCTAATTTTATAAGAAGCCAAGGAATACGTATTTATGATAACTTGTCTAAAATGTCTAATGCTGGTCTTGCAGATTTCCTTCCACTAAGAAAAAGAATTACGGAGGGCTTAACAAAACCTGTTGTTGAGGGTGAGAGAGCTGTCGTTGTTGGAAAGGTTGGAAAGACACCAAGAGAGGCAATAGATGATGCTGCTGATTGGTCTAAAAAGCAAAGCAAGGTTGGAGAACTTAGTGGAGAGGGTGCATCTCTTGCAATAAGAGTTGCTAATTTATTTAGAGCTAGAACAGGGGAAATACGTTATCTTGAAGCGGATCAAGTAAATCCAGAAACAGGTGCAATTGGATTTAAAACTTCTAAAGATGGTAAAGTTCGTATAAAGGTAGATTTAGACCTTGCAAAAGATTTAGATGCCTACATGAAGGCTAATAATCTAAAAGGCAAAGAGGGTGTATTTAAAATAACTCCAGAAGAATTTGGTAAGATAACATATGAGGCGGTTGAAAAATCTGGTGGAGAAATAAATGTCTATCAATCATTTGAGGGAGAGGTCTATGGATGGGGTGAGCCAATCCCTGGGGCATTAACAGAAGGAAAAGGAATGACTAGGGCTTCTTTTGGTAGAAGTCCTGCTGAAATATATAGAAGAGTTTATGAAACTGAAGCAGATCAGGCTAGGTTAAGAGCTGCTGCTGAGGGAAGGGGGCATCAAACTACAATAGCAACTAAGCGTTATGTAGCTCCAACAGAAATAACAACTAAAGAACATAAACTTCAACTTGAATCAGCTGCTTCCGAGATGGGAACTTCCCTAAAAGAGATGAAGGCTCAGATCAAATACTTTAAAGAAAAATATCCTGAGTTTGAAATATATTTAAAAGATAAGCTTGGTAAGTTTCAAGGTGAATATATACTTGGTCGTGTATCTGGCTATGTAGCTGAGATTGCTAGAGGGCGTGCTAGAGCTGATACTATTCCCCATGAAATATCTCACCACGTAGTTGATATTCTTCGTGCATTTGGTGATAAGAAAAGTAAAGACCTTATACGTGAAGGTGAAAGTAAATTTAATGGTGAAGAAGGACTTGTACAATCTATTGGTGAATTTGTTGCAGGTAGAATGCGTAATAAATCAATGGCAAGTAAAGTTAAAAATTGGCTACAAAAGTTTTGGAGTAACATGAAAACAAAACTTGGTATTCATAATGAAGCAGATATTACTCGTCTTCTCGGTGAAAAAGTTCTTGAAGGAAAGCTTCCTGAAGGTAGATTGGTCGAGACTGCAACCAAATATCAAACCGCTCAAAATATTAGAAATGTAATGAATCGTATAAAAGTCAATGGGCTTGAAGATAAGGTTGATCCAAGTGTAAAAAGGAAGGCAAGGTTAGATGTATTTGGTACAACAAATTTAACTGGCAAACTTCACAAATATACTGTTGAGCAAGTAAGAGATTATGAAAAAATACTTACTGATGCTAAGGGTGGTGGTAAAAATAGTAGTCTTGCAAGACTTACAATACCTGATATTAATAAACAGTATCATGTATCTCCAGAAGCATCTACACAAATACTTAAACTTATGGGTGTTAAAGATGGTATGTATGAGTATGCATCTAAAGAACAGGCTCAAGAATATTCTTCATACATACGTCAGCAGTATGATAAGCCAGTCCTTGAACGATCCAACTTTGATGAAGTTCAGGAATTAGGAAGTAAGAAATTTAGTTGGAAACAATATGTATCAAGAGGTATGATGCCTGTATGGCTTGTTCTAAAAAACTATGGTGGTGAACCTGGTAAGAAGATAGCAAAGAGCCTTTTAGATCACGAATGGGTAGAGCATGTTAAATACAGAGGGCCAGGAGATCAGGCTATGCATACAATAAAGAAAAGACTTGGTAATAAAATAAAGTATATACATTTGTTTGATAAGGAGAGGGCTAAAAGAAATTATGATGAAGGTAATTTAACAGTAGAAGAAAGGTCTTTTTATGATAATGTCTTCGGCAAAAATCCAAATAAAAACTCTGATGAATATAAGGCTCATCAAACTTGGAATGCCTTATCAGAATTTTATTGGAAGTCATTAGAAACTGAACTTAGCAAGCATCAAACACCACAAGAAGTTAAAGATATAATGAAAGAACTTGATCGTAAAAAAGTTGATGGCTATATGACACGTAGGCTCACAAAGAAGGGTCTTGAATACATTGAAAAAGATAAAAACTTTATAGCTGATCTTGTTAATGAAAATATAAAGGGTGGAGCTGCAAGAGCTGAGGCTAAAAAAAGATTGAAAGTAGGTTCTGAAGAAGAAATTAAAATTCTTGAAGAACGATTAAAAGATATATCTACAAAAGAAGGTCAAGAGTTCTATGAAGATGTTCGTACAGAACTTTATGATTCTATGGTGTATGGTTATGCAACTGTTAAAAATCCACATCTTATTGAACGTAATTCTTTATTGAAAGAACATGTTGAAGTAACAAATGATAAGGGTAGACTTGAAAAGATTAAGGTTTATGACGATTCAATGTCTGCTACTGCTGAGACTTATGTAACTAGAATGTCTAAGTATCTTGCAAGTGTACGTCTTTTCCCTGAGTGGACTGGTGTTGGTAGTAAGTATAAAATAGACATGAATAAACGTAAGATTATGGAACAAATGGAAACTAGACCTGATATGGCTGGATATTCTATTAAAGCTATAAAGAGACAACTTGGAATTGACAAGACTGAAATGCAGGCACTTAATATGCCTACATATAGAGTGCTTGGTGCTCTTACACATACATCAGCAGCTCTCGGTCTTTCATCTCCTATGTCTGGTATAAAGAATTTACTTATTGGTATACCAAGATCAATAGGTGATTTTGGATTTTTAAATACAATGAGTGGTATCAAAAAAAGTTTCAGTTCACTGGCATATCATGAAGCAAGGCGTAGAGGAGAGCTTGAATATGGTGCTAAAACTTTAGAGCTTGGTACTATTGGTATTGGAAGATTTTTTAATCTTAGAAATATGTTTAAGTATATAAATTGGATGACACCTACTGAAAACTTCAACAGAATTGTATCTTCCCATGCTGGTCACTTATATTTTGCTCAAGCTCAATCTATACTTCGTGGCGAAGGTGGAATGTTTAAGATGGGCACAAATAAGAAGCGTATGCAAAGACTTATGGAAGAACTTTGGCATTTAGATGCAGAAGAAATAAGCTTTCTTAAAAATGCAAAAGATTTTTCATCACAAGAAGCAATGTCAAAGCATGCAGAAATACTTCATAAAGTAGGACATTTCTCTCACGTATCAGCACAAGGTGGAACATCTACTGTATTACTTCCTTTGTGGATGTCATCTAAGGAAGCAAAGCCATTTACCTTGTTCCAACGTATTGCTACAGCTACTACAATTGATACTCATAGAAATTTTATAAAACCAATTGTAGAGTTTGGTAATATTATGCCACTTGCACGTGCAGCTTTAGCCCATTCTGTTAGTGGTGCAGTTTTATATGCCATGTATGATGAGCTATTTGGCAAAATTAAACCTGTCGGCTCTGAAAAATTACAGGGAGATTGGTTTAGCGATGTGATGATGAATCTTTGGAGATCAGAGTTCTTTGGAATGTTTGGAGAAGCTTTAAGTCCGCATGAAAAAGATTTAGCAGTTCCACTTAATACTCCAATTATACTTAGAAATTTAAGCCAAGCTGGAACTGAGTTTAGACAATACATGCTTGGTGGTAAATCTCTCTCTCAAGCTGCAACAGATTATGCAAAAAAGACAGCTGTCATTGTTGGTCAATTTGGAGATGCCTTTCCTAAAGTACATTCATCTAAGTATTATAAAGACTTTATGCAGATACGTTCAATGAAGCATAAATATTTAAAGGAAAAAGGTGAAGCACGTTATTCTGATGAGGGAGCAATTTCAAGAAGATCACCTTATTATAGAAATTTAAAATATGCAATGATGTTTGGGTCAGACGAAGATATTGGAAAAGAGTATTGGAAAGCTTTTAGTGCTATTGTAGATATGGAACTGCAAGATGACCCTTACATGCAACCTTGGAAAGTAGCTAAGAGCGTAAGGCAGTCTATAAAACAAACTATAAAACTATATGATCCTTATAATATATCTGATAAAATGGAAGGAACAACAAAATCTAAACAGCAACAATTTTTAGATTGGCTTACTCCAGAAAATAAACGAATGGCTGAGTCTGTTAAAGCACAATATCAAGTTAGATTAAGAAGATATTTAAGAGTAATAGCTGATCCTAAATGGAGAAATGAATGGTCAGCATTTCCTAATCTTTAAAGCAACCTCTTCATATCTTTTTTGAATATCTTAACTGCTGGCTCTTGTTTATCACATGAGGATTTTTTAGTTTTTGACCCTACTAAAAAAGTTTCATACCCCTTAACTTTCCTTACATCAGAATAATAAACCCCAGTTTCATCATAGAAGAATACAAATGAAGGGCAGTCATACAATCTAGCTGCATCCATAAGTACAAGATACTTTCTCACATTAAGAATGCCATAGTCTAATGGTTTTGACAGTCTTGTCTTATTATCTCCAAAGCATCCCCTTCCATCTTTCTCTATGTAATAATCAATAGGAGATGTTTTAGGGTACTCAAGTACTCTGCATTTCCAAGTATTTCTTATAACACTTGCAACATACTTCTGATTGTTCTCATCAACCTCATTTGAAAATGTTCCATCTTCATTTATTGATCTTGAATAGTACACATCAATTTTAGGTTTTCTTACTTTTGTTTCGTTAGGTATTATTTCCACAGGTTCTCCATCTATATATTCTATTTCTCCAAATATTCTTCTAATATCTGGTAGTAGTTTATGACATTTGTGGTAGTCTCCATCACTATCACGAAAGTACATTGTAGGTATTAATTCTTTTAAATCACTCACTATTATGCTTTAGAAGGTCAATATGGGAGCAGATAAGCTCCGTATAGTACCCTATAAGCCACTTTCTCTATTTTTTGGTACATAACCCTACCCAGCACTTAACATAGCCTCTTTTCCGTACATAGCTATAAGTAATGCATCAGCTGTACTTAGTGTTATTTTTTTAGTTTCAGGGTTTCTTTTCATAGCTATATCTTTTAATTGTTTCTTTCTAACTTGTTTAGGTAAGCCCTTCTTTATATTAAAATGTGCCTGCCATTCCTTTGGAGTTACATACCTTATCTCTAATTCATGTGAAGCAAGTATTCCTTGCCATTGTCCATAGTTAGTTCCAAACACAAAAGCTGTCTTACGTGCATCAGTTGGGAATGCCCATACCTTTTCTAAGAATACAGCAGTTCTATATGCTGCGACATCGTTGAGACACATGCCAATAAGTAATGCCATGTCTTTAACTGTTGTTGGACACTTATATACTTTTGTAGTCCCATCCTTTTCTATGACTGCGACACCTCCGCTTTTTCCTGGGTCTATTCCAATACACTTTTTAAATGGTGCTTTAAAGTGGCAAGTCACTAGTTATAATCTCCTTTAATGGTGTATTAGAAGAAAACAGCTCTTCTTCTGAGTTATATATTTTACACTTATCTCCATCAAAAGCCATAGCTATGTTACCTGTTTCTCCATATCTAACTTTAGCAGCTACAAGTACCATCTTATGTTTGTTCTCTGGTTTTTGGTCTAGCTTGTAGGGGTAAAACACGAAGAAAACGTTCTCCGCAACTTGTTCTATTGCTCCTGACTCTGCGAGATCAGAGAGCTGGGGTCTTTGATTACCTCTTGTCTCCAATGCCCTATTAAGCTGTGATGCTAATATTACTGAGCATTTGTACTCTTTTGCAATCCATTTGTAATCGTTAACTATTCGCTCAAGCTGAAGTCTACGTTGGTCTTCCTTACTTGCTGGTGTTATGAGTTGAATATAGTCATCAATAATAACATCGGGTTTAAACTTCTTTACCTCTGTAGCAGATGATGCAAAATCTCTAAGGCTATCATACATCCTAAATCTATCAGGGCTATATTTCTTTGCTATCATTTCTCTTGCATTGTCAAGTTCATTAAGTTGGTTTGCATCATATATTCCCTGCCGTATTAATGCATAAGATAGTTTTCCTGACTCTAATGCTAAGAGCTTTTTTAATACTTCAACGTTAGTTAGTTCCCTGTTAAATAAAATTATTTTCTTTCCACTACTAAGGATACTACTAAGTAAGTTTAAAAGAACTGTTGACTTACCATGTCCAGGTCTGCCACCAACTATAGTAATTTCTCCCCTTGTAAGTCCGCCTGCAAACTTATCTATATTTTCAAAGCCTGTCTTTACAAGTAGTTTATCAGTATTCCTTATGGATTCAATAGCATCTCCAAGTGCCTCATTAATATCAAATGTATTGTCTGGTCTTAAAGATATAAGCTCACCAATCTGTGTATGAGCATTCACTAAAACATCTAAAGCATTGACAGTATTCTCTTTAGCACTCTTCTCTATTGATCTTGCTGATTCTGCTACAAGTCCAAGTAAATGCTTTTCATACATCTTTTTAGCATATACTTCAACAGCAGTATCTAAGCCACGATTCTCAACACAGTCTACTATATATACACTATCTACTCCAAGCATCTTATCTTCTGTTTCAAGAGATGCTACTATCGTTATAGAGTCAACGTGTTCTCTTCTTTTTATCATGCCAGAGATTAGATTCCACAATCTTCTACATCTTACGTCACTCCAAACACTGTTATCTAATATGTATTTTGCTACATCATTATATCTATCTGGTGAACCTATAAGCGTTCCAATGACAGTCATTTCTATGTTTCTCTCTTCTGTCATATTAAAATAATTCCTTCTGTGCTGTCTTGGTGTTAATAAATCTTGCATAGTCATCATTTAATTCAATCCCAATCCACTTCCTCCCAAGTCTTTGTGCAACTGATGCTGTCGTTCCACTACCCATAAAAGGATCAAGAACAGTATCTCCTTCTCTACTTCCTGCCTTTATACATAGCTCTGGTATCTTTTCGGGGAATACCGCAAAATGTGCTTCTCTAGATTGTGCTGTATTTATTGACCACACACTACGTTTGTTTCTAAACTCTCCTGTTGGCTGCGATTCAGCTGCCATGCTAGCAGCAAGGTCTACATCTCTACGACTGTCTCCACGTGATGCTCTATTATCACCTACATAAATAGCCTTTTCCTGTATAGCCTTATAGTCAAAATAGTAATGAGGTTTTAATGATAATAGAAATATGTATTCGTGAGATTTTACGCACCTATCTTTAACAGCCTCAGGCATAGGGTTAGGTTTATGCCATATTATGTCTTGCCTTAGATACCAACCATCAGATTGTAGTAAGAATGCTAACATCCAAGGAACACCACATAAGTCTTTAGTTTTTAATCGTACATGTTTTGGTGGAGCTTTACGTTGCATCCTATATTCTCCACCTGTTTCATCATTTGTAATAGAGTTACCACCTTCCCAATGCCCACCTTTAGCACCAAAGTATGTATCTCCAATGTTTACCCACAATGTACCGTCATCTTTAAGTACACGTTTACATGCTCTAAAAAACAGGGTTAATTTTTGTGCAAATTCTTCAGGAGTATCTTCATCTCCAAGTTGCCCATCACTATCATAATCTCTAAGACCCCAATAAGGGGGGGATGTAATTATTGCTTGTACGGAACTTTCTTCAATTTCTTTTACCTTTTCAAAACAGTCACCAATTAGTAGCACTATATTTCTCCAATAACCTAGTATATCTCTCCATCGTAACTTTTATCAGCCTTGATGTTATTTTTACGCCATTTATAGTCTCCTTGCCTGCGTTTTTAAGGAAACTCTTTATCTGTGATTCGTAAAAAGATATTATCCAGTATTGTCGTTCTTGGTTTGTTCTGAACTCTGGTACTTTGTCTGCAAACATTCTTCTATTGCCCCTTTTATTACCCTTTCAACTTCGTCTTCATCGACTTCATTAATTTTATAAAGAGCTGCACCTTCCTGCATACTTAATGTGTGCATTGGTTCACTTCTATAATAAACTCCCCAATTCTTATCACTAAATACTTTCAGCATTACCTCTATATAATCCATTATTCTCTCCTGTTTTGTTTGTTTAAATTCTCTTGCTTGTTGTATTGATCCTTCTGCACAAAGAGCATCTAACCTGTTTAAATACCTTGTGCCTGCTGAAGTTATATATACAAAATCAAGCTCACTTTTTACTGTCGGCTTCATTCTTCTTTGCCCTATCTTCTAAAAATTTATTAAAGCCACCTTCATCTCCCTTGTATTCTATGTATAGTCCAACAACATGTTCGGTATTAACCATCCTGTGAAAGATGGTTTGTATGTCTCCAATAAGTCCTTCCAAGACTTTTTGTGTCTGTTGCTTTGTCGCCTTCTTTTTCAAGTAACTTCTCCTTTTTTGCCTTAATCATTCCTTTAGTTCCATACTTCTCCCTGTACGCACACTCTCTACATATACTTAATTCATCTCCTGTAAACCAGCTTTTCCAAAAGAATTTATTTTTTCTTGTAGCGACCTGGCACATACCGCAGACGTAAGGATAAAATGGCTTCTCTTCTAGTAGTGAAATAATCGTCAGACCCATACTTCTTTCTTAGGTAGTCCCTAAGCTTCTGCGTTATCTTTTTCAATTACGACAGTCTTTCTTTTTGTAGTTATTTTACGTTTGCCAACAGGTGGTGTAAACTCTTCTTTATCTGACAATTCATCAGCATCTGCTTCAAAATCATGAAGGTCTACGTGATGCACTCTTGTCTGTACCATTTCTTCTAAGGCATCTTCTACTAGTTTCAATCTTCTTTCGTAGTCATCAAGCCTGTTGCCATGACCATCAAGTCTGTTGTCTACATCTATTGCTCTTCCCATTCTATATCTTCCTTTCTTTTGTTTTTTATTTCGATTAATTTAGCTGCTAAATATACTGCACAATCAAGTGCTTCTTCAAGTGCTTCCTGAACAAAAT